TGTAACGTTTTCAGTAGTGCTTCATGGTCAGGCTGTCCCATAACCCCGCCGCCCATATACTGATTAACGGAATAATTATAGCGAATGTGTATAACATCGTCATACGGGATCGTTGTGTCCTCACCGTTCCAAAACCAAAACCGCACGAATAAACGCCCGCTTGCGTCCTCGATAAAATCAACCTGTGTCGGCTGTATCGGGTATAAACTTTCATAATACCGACGTTCCGCGCCTGTTTTTTCGTCCGTCCATGTGTAATAGGTCGGAATAATGAACACGTTGTAATTCATCAACAGCAAATAGCAGACTTTCTCAAGAAATTCGTTCGTTGTCATTAACGGGTTTGGATTGTCCAAAACGTCTTGTATCGTGCTTTTGATGGGTACGGGATCGCTATCGTTATATCTAACGTGTGTCGGATTCAGCTTTTTCATTTCGTCCACGATACACTTTAACGCTTGCTGCACTACATCGGACGCGTATATATTTGTACCAAATTGTGTATATATCGGTACGAACCCGTCAAGCGTCGGCGCGAATTTTCGCGTTGTAGGCGGACGGTGAAACAGCTTGTCAAATAGTCCCGTTGTAATTACCCCCTTACTTCAACATTTTTGCAAAATCGCTGCGGTATCTGCGGTACATCTCATACAAGATTATCAGCGTAACCGCACCGTCAATGCGCTTGTTCGGTTGCCCTGGTATTTTTACCGCTTGACAATTTCCGAGATTGTCAACGTCAATAGCGGCATTTCCCAAGCACCATGCGTCTATCTCATTTTCATTGTAGTTGACAAATTGTGCTTTCAGATCCGCTTCACAAAGTTTCATAGCATTGGATAACGTTTGTTTGTTCTGTATCACTATCTCGCAATCGAACCCGTATTCGTCCATTCGCTTCAAAAACTCTTTTGAAAACTTTACGTCATATCCACATAGATACAAACGTATTCCAAAATCCTTGTAAAGCTGAAAAAACCAATCAGCAACCAACGTTAAATCAATGTCGTTTCCCTCGCATATGGTCAACAGACCCGCTTTCGCCCAGTCTTTGTATTTTGCGCCCGCGGCTTTATCGTCCGCGTCGGTCAGCTTGCTTTCAGGTATGAAATAATGCTGATGAATGTATTTTGTGCGATCGTCTTTCCGCATCAATAGAATTTTCGCACTTGTCATGTCCGTGGTTTCTGATAGGTCAACCGCACCCAAGCACACCGCACCTCGGAATTGTTCCAGGTCGTACACTGCCGAATACTTGTAATCTTCGATGTTCAACCATGCCGCCGCGTTGTTCTGTTTAAAGTTAAAATCCTTTGACAGGACGAAAACGCGATCGGCTTTGCTCTTTCGTGCTTGATCTATCTGTGTTCGCAAATAGTCCCACTTTTTGATAATTCCCAAACTAGGATTTGACTTTTGCCACGTCTCTTCATTTTGCCAAATTTCTTGTTCGCTGTCTTGCGTATATAGCCATGGTAGCAAACGTTCAGCGGCAATGCCGTCATCTTCTCCGTTTATTACGCGGCGGCAGTCCCTCAAAATTTCATCTAATGCGCCGTCATTAACAAATCCCTCTGTTGTGATAATTATTAGTTTCGGATTATCTTTAAGGCTCTGCGATTGCTCGATTGACTTCAAAATGATATTATCTTTCATTTCGTGAACTTCGTCGATAACCGCAAAATCTATGTTTCGTCCCTCTTTGTTTCGGGTGCGGTCAGACAGTTTAAAAATCTTTGAGTTAGTCGCAAGGATCTTTATAAACCGCTGATTTTTTCGCGTGTCGATTTGTTCGGGGTCAATCATCAACCGCATAGTGTCGATAGCGTCATACAAAATTGAAGCCTGTACATCATCATTGGACGAACAAACCAAGTCCGCGCCCTCGTTACCGATAACACTTTCGGTCAACTCTAGTCCGCTGCACGTTTCTGATTTTGCGTTTTTACGCGCTATCAGTAGCACAATTTTTTGGAAACGGTCAACGTGTTTTTCGTTTCCGAGCGCGTCCGTATATATACGGTCGGCAAGCTTGAAACTATATACGACTTCAATAAATGCTTTTTGCCACAACATCAATTTCATCGGTTTCCCGTAAAATGGCGATTTCGTTAGCCTTATGCAGTTTTCCATGAAATCAATCCGGGTTTCCGCGTCCGTCGTATCGTAAATATAACGGGGGTTGTCCAAATCTGAAATAAGGTTGTCCAGCTCCGTGATTAGCTCCACCCCGGCGATTATTTCCCCGCGCCTGATCGCTTCCCGGTATTGCATGAGGTAGCTCATAAAAAATCACCTCAGTTAAAACGGGTCGAAATCATAATTTTTTATATTTGATTTCGCGTTTTTAGCATCTCCCCGCAAAAACACCAAAACACTTTTTTTCATTTCGGCAATCGTGCGGGTTCTATCGAACGTTTCAATCATATCCTTGAAACTTTCATCGTTCCGCGCTTGAAAGAAAATCAATGCTTTTTGATGAGTGTTTCCGACTTTTCGCGTCGCTTCAAACTGCGTCCCGGCTCGTACTGGCAAAGTTCCCGCTGCTGTAATCAAAATAATTTCGTTGTAATACTTCATCCCGGCTGCTTCAAACGCTTGTATTGTATCACCGATAAAATTTCGATACGCGCCTTTTTTGTCCCTGACTTCACCGACGACAAACGCCGCAAAGGCGTCCGGTTTCAGTTTTTCAACGCTCTTTTTTATGATATCAAAATACGCCGCCTTGAAATCCTCATATTTCATTGTCGAAAGATCTTTTGGATCATCGCTATATACCTCCAAATCGGCATAAGGCGGACAACTCAAAATAAAATCAAAATCATTATCTTTCACAATAGTGTCAATTTCTCGACTGTCCCCAATTATCCAATTTGGACGATTGATTTTTTCGCCGTAAAAATCGGAGGATTGTTCGATTTCATCAAATTGGTTTTCGTTTTCATCGATCTGCTCCGGACGGAGGTCAATGCCCGTGTATTGTCTTTGCAAAAACTGTGAAACAATACCGCGCACACTGCCGCCGGCAAAAGGGTCTAAAACCTTACCGCCTTTTGGACTAAACCATTGTAGGAGGATTTCCGTCAAAACGGGATCGAAAATACTTGTTCCGGTCAAATTCATGCCATGTTGCTTTGCGAGGTCATCCCATGCCCCAATCATTCCGGAATCACGCCCGTTTCCGCTGCGAATAATCTTAACCCATTCTTTTTTGCGTTTCTGCCAGTCGCCTTTTCGTGCGTCTAAAATTGAGAACGGCGGCATTATAAAACGTTCTTTCAATGTCGGTGGAATTGCCTCGCCATCATAATTACCGGAAATGTTATTTGATCTAAAGCCGAAAGGCTCCATGTCCAAAGATAACGCCGAGAGTTCTTCCTCCAATTTTTCAAAATCCCATTCCGCAAACTCCGAAACTTTGTTGTCTGCCACTCGAAACGCCTTAATTTGTTCCGGCGTGAGGTCGTCGGCGACAATGCACGGGACTTTCTTCATTCCCAATTTCGCCGCCGCTTTGAGCCGTGTATGCCCTGCCACAATCACGCCGTCGGAATCAATTACAATCGGGACTTTGAAACCAAATTCCCGAATACTTGCCGCCACGGGTTCAACCGCGTTTTCATTGTTTCGCGGGTTGTTCGCATACGGGGTCAAATCTTCAATTTTCTTTTCGATAATCTTCATTTTACCCCGCCTTTCAATCGGTTTAGATATTCGCGTAACGGCGAGGTTTCCTCGGTTTCCGATTTACCCAAAACACCCAAAAGAATTTTAATACAGTTGTTGTACTGCTGTAATAATTCTTTGTACTGTTTCGCCGCCGCTGTTGGTTTCTGTTGTGCGCGGTTTTTCGGATTTACCGTGATAAACGGATATTTTTTCAATTCGGTCAACTGTTCTTCAAGAAAAACAATTTCACCCAGCAACGGCGCGGTTGTGGTTTTCGCCGCGTTATCCAGTTCAGCGCATAACGCCGTTAATTCCTCAAACCTTGCCATAACTGCACCCCCCGAAAATTGAAATGTAAAATCAAAAATTGAAATGTAAAATCAAAAATTGAAATTTTCCGATAAAATTTTTCAAAAAATCTCAAAAAATCGTGTTGCGTGATAAAGTAT